AATAGTTGTTAATTTCAGGATTAAATTTGCATGTTAAAAAAAGATAAAGTTTTGCCAACGATTACTTGACAGTAACGTTTGACTAGAGATTCATGACCAATGGGGAGAATTGTGATATAATGCATACAAGGCTACAAAAATGTAAAATTACAACGGTAGTGTCAAAAGTTCTATGAAAACTTAAGAATAGATTTTAAGCAGCCCATTCGTCTCGAATGACCCGTTCTTGCCCTTGACTAACAGCGTCCAAATGGTATACGAAAGATGATAGGGCGACGAAAACATATGCTAGAGCATGCTAAATAGCCCTAGAAATTTAAGTGTACCATTTGGAAAACACTGTAAGTCAAGGGTTCGCGTTGCCAAGCACTATGTGCCTAGATATTTGATTAGGCTCTGAAAACATATATTAGGCTGTTTGGTTATAAATATATGTTTCTGATAACTGAATCAGTTTACACCACCTAGCTGGCATGTTATCAAGCTTAGAAAGCTCTGGAACAACAACAGGTACATTTCTCTCAAGAGAAGAATGAGGCCTTAAGAAGTTGAAATACGCCACAAATAGTGTAACAAAAGTAACGGAGCCTGAGGGTGTTTGAAACCCTGTTGTTGTCCGGTAGTTGCCTTTAAATGTGCGGTTTAAGCGTTCGATGATCTGCTTCAAAGGACGATATTCGGATGAGACAGAATCAGCATTGGCTAGGCCAATAACCTGCGTAACATCGAAGAAGATATTATGTTGGGCGAAGAAATGCTGGGCTAAAAGATAGATTGGATTCCCATCAACAACAAAGTTTAAGTTTTTAGGAATCTCACGAAGCTTTAGTAAAACATCATCAATGGCAACGATGGCTGAAGGGGTATCACGGTTAGGTGAGACATGGTAAGAAAGAATAATCTTCTTTACGGCATCAAAGAAAAAGAAAATATAGTGCCATTTACCATTGACTCTGATGTAGGTTTCATCACCACAAAAAGCATCAGAAAGCTCGTAAGGATAGCCATCTACAAAGGGTTTAACAATAACGGCAACGCTATTAGCGTAGTTAATAATGGACTGGTGTGAGATTTTCACACCGTGGATATCTTCCATGATAGAAGCTGTTTTGCGAGATGATAGCCCGTAGTTAACAAAGTAGGTTAGCACAAGGCCTAAAGTATGTGGTGACACATATATTTTAGGCAGAGACACAGGTGTTTTCGGGCCTCTAGACAATGGTTTGAAGTGGATATTAAAGGCTCTGAAAATGTAACGCACCTTGAAGCTATGAGGTCTTTCCTTAAATTGTTTTTTTACGGCGCTAGTCATGGATGCAAGCTTTTTAAGATAAAAAGAACAGTCATTATTCTTACATTTATAGATGTCAAAGAATTTACGATTTTTGATAGGTTCAAGTACACGTGAGCAATGAGGGCAACGGATATTAATCTCTTTCGTAAAGCGGTTTTTGAGATTAAAAGTTGACTTACAAACTTTGCACAAATATTGTCCGCGTTTGTTGTTATCGTAAATATAATCATGGGGTGCCAGGCAACAAAGACATTTTATAGAATTAGGTATTTCGTTATCACCGTGGCGCTTAACAGGTTTTAATGGCTTACCACATTGAGCCATATGATCCTTTAGAAGCGCTTGGTAATCATATTTTTGAATCTTTTCAAAGACAGGTAACTGATCAACGATTAACTTACGGTAAGGCTTATTAATTGGCATGTCTTTTTTCTTAACAAATGATTTAGCCACTACTGCAGTGCAAAGATAGGAAATAAGTTGCTGTTGGACTTGAATTATTAGGGTTAAATAGTTTATAATATCAACCATGGATGACATCCTTTCTTGTTTGTATGTTGTGTGGTAACGATATTATAAACATAAAGAAAGTATTTGTCATCCATTTTTCATGCAAAAAATCAGAGAATTAACCCTTTTTAAGGGGGTGGATGATTTTAATATAAGAAACATTGAAAAACAAGGGCTGTTAAGGGTTATTAAAGTAAAATCCTTGACAGTACCATTACAACTAAGGGGGAGATATTATGAAAACAAAAAGCATTAAACAACAGATTTTATTTTTATCGTTAGGCTTATTATTACTGGCATTTATAACAAACACAATATTTATAACCACAATTGTTAGTAATAGAAGCAAAGAAGTACTTATTGAGAAGGCAAAGGAACAAGTATTTGAAATAGCAAAACAGGCTGAAGCTATACTCGAAATGGAGGACAACCCTACAGAGGCATTGCAGACATTTGTTGAGCGAAAGGCAAGTCAAGATAACGTTACATATGCTATTATTATAGATACCAACGTTATGGCTGTGAGCCATAGTGATAAAGAAAAGCTCAATAGGGTATATGAAGATGACTATACAGTAGAAGGTGCGACACAAGGGGTAAGTCAATTTTCTAGATTTTATGCAGATGTGCAAGGTGTATGGGCATATGATATTATGGAACCTATTTATAAAGGGGGCGAGCTTTATGGTGTTTTAGATATAGGTATTCCAGAAAGTGGAATTAAGTCAATAATAATCCCAGTTATAAGATACCAAATTATATTAGCACTTATTAGCTTTATTATTATAGGGGGGCTAATGTGGTTTGCCATTACAAAAATAGTTCTAGGCATTAAACTTCTTGAAAATGTTATACATGATACAGCATCACTTAATTTTGCTGATAATCATAACCTAGAAAGATTGAATAAACGGAATGATGAGTTAGGGGCAATGTCTAATAGTATATTGCGTATGCGTAATTCGCTTAGGGATATAATAATCGTTATATTAAACACTAGCGAAGAGTTATCAAGTGCATCAACGATATTAACGGATATATCAGATAATACTGTCAGGACAACCAATGAAATTAGCTTGGCCATTAGTGAAATGGCAAAAGCAACAGAGGAACAGGCTTATGATACTGAAGGTGGGGTTTCACAAGTAGAACAACTTTCGGCTAATATTGATAGTGCAATTGAGGGTACAAGGCAGATTACTAATATGACAGAAGATATTAGTAAACTTAGTAATGAAGGTGTTGAAACGGTTGAGCGTCTTTTAGGCTGGTCTGAAAAAAATAGATCATCATCTAAACAAGTGGGTGATATCGTTATGGAAGTAGATACAATGTCTGCTGATATCTCGAGCATCGTTAATACCATAACTGTAATTGCTAATCAAACTAATTTGCTTGCACTTAACGCATCGATTGAATCAGCGAGGGCAGGTGAGGCCGGTAGAGGCTTTGCAGTGGTTGCTGATGAAATAAGAAAGTTATCTGAACAAACTTCAAGTGCGACAGAAAACATAAAAGACAAAATAAATGCCATTCAAGAGATTTCTAAAAATGCAGTTAGTGAAATAGACGTAAGTTTAGAAATAGCTGAAGAAAATGTGAAGGCAACAGAAGATACAAGTGTAATATTTAGAAAGATTAAAACAGAATTAGAACAGACAATAAGCATCGCTAGAAATGCCCAAGTTTTATCGGATCAAATGAATGAAAGAAAAAATCAAATACTGGATGCAATTCAAAACATCTCTGCTTCAGCAGAAGAAACATCAGCTGGAACCCAGCAAGTTTCAGCATCTGCAGATGAGCAGATAAGAGGCATTGGCGCTGTGGCCGAAGAAGCAAGAAGTTTAAATGGCATAGCAAAGTCACTTAAAACTGAAATGGATAAATTTAAAATGTAGGGTAAGTTTATAATAATGAATGAGGTATGTCTTTTGACATACCTCATTTAACTATCAAGGTAGTTAAAAAGGGTGATATGGTATGTGGTAAAAATATTAAAATGGAGGTTTAATATGAATATTAATTTCAGAGAAATAGATAAATCAAATTATAATACTTGTGTGTCTTTGAAGGTAGGAGAACACCAAGCTAACTATGTAGCAAGTAATACATTTTCATTGGTACAAGCCTTTTACGAAGATGAATTATATCCACTAGGCGTATATAACGGTGATGAAATGGTAGGGTTTTTATTATATGATTATGAGGAATAACTAGCAGGATGGTCATTTTCAAGATTTATGATTGATATTAAATATCAAAACAAAGGATTTGGCTCAAAAGCATTAGAACAGTTTTTGGAATTCTTTCATAATAAGTTTCCAAATCAAAGCTTATACACAAGTGTAGAAATAGATAATCCAATAGCTATTAGGCTGTATGAAAAATATGGTTTTTATAAAAAGAATTCATTTGAATATAAAGTAGAGGATATTATTTATAAAGAATTTAGAATGCTGAAGGAATCATGGTAGGATACAGAGCATGAGCTCTGCTATCCCCCAAGAGTAACATCCTGCTTATCGTACCAATCTAAAGCACCGTAAAAATGATCTGATTTAAAATCAGGCCAATAATCATCCACTACATGAAAGTCTGCGTATACAGATTGAACGGGAAGAAATCAACTTAGTCTTCGTCTTCCGCCCCAACGTATAATCAAATCCACCCTAGAAATATCACATGTTTCGATTTGATTATTAATATTATTACTTTTAGAATTTGATTGTTTTAACTGATCTAAATCCCACTTCCAACTATAATTTACTAAGAAATTTACTTTTATTCCGCCACCACAAAAATCCTGTCTTTTAGTATATGGGAGCAGTTCTTTTGGAAACATAGGAGATTTAGTGTTACCAACGACTAGAAGGGAAGCCTTTTCATTAGAAAGTATTTCTACTGCCTCAATACAGGCTTCGGTAAAAGCTTCTCTCTGCTGGGTTGGTCTTTGATCTTCCATAACCTTTCAACTTCTTCATCAGTAAATGGTTTTTTCTTAGTTTCAGGAATGGGATCTGCTGTTGTAAGTTGGGCATATGCTTTATTAATCACATCAATTTCAAGTGCAAACCTATCAAGCTGACCAAATAAGTTCTTGATTGCCCATTGACTTGAATATCCCAATCCACAGTTGTCAATTATATCTTGCATGTGAAAGGACTTCATATCCTTATACTTCATTTTGTAGTATTTGGAACAATGTTTGAAGGCTGATCCCAATGATCCTTGACTGGCCTTTCCCATCTTTGGCATTTTCTTTTCCTTGAATAGTTCAAACAAGCTTTCAACAGTTGTCTTTTCTGCATCAATATCCCAAGGTGCTTTGTTGTATTCAGCAAGTAAGATCATTCCTTCTTCCCTGGTTGCAGTATATCCTACTGGTAAGTATATTGGATGACCCTTATCATTCCAACCAACTGTTTTTCTAACTGCAAAAGGATTTCTTCTGTTCCCTGATAATTTGACAACAGTTCCATATCCATTTGGATTCTTCATTTAATCACCCCTTGTAAATTTAGGGGTTGAAATGGTATAATCATAGTGTATTTAATAGGTAACCACTTCAACCTTTATTGATGGTTACAATAAGATCCTTGGTGCTAGAACACCAGGGGTCTTATTTTTTTGTCTTGATCCTTCCACCTACCATTGCACCCAACAATCCAAATGTGGCAGCACCAATTATCATTCCAGGTGCAGACTGCTTGATAATCTGTTGCATTTCAACTTCATTCTTATAATCAATTAAACTGATCTTTGAAGTGTCAATTTCAAATTCGTTTCTTGTGGATGCTTCAATTATAGTTAAAGATTCATCACTTAATTTCACAATCAAATCTGATTCTTCACCTACTGGTAACCCTTCAATGTGATTTGCACCAATAACTTTCCCTTTAAATTTCTTCTTTTTAAACATGCTTTTCACCTTTCCCTTCGATTTTTTGAATATACATTGAACTTTCCAATGATGTTTTGATTCTATTGTAAACCTTGACTTCATTGACTTTTTTTAATACATTATCATGATTTCAGTTCAAGGTTCAAGAAACTTGCCCCTATATACTATTTTTTAAGGGTATATATAGTAATGACTAAACAATCAATTTAATAAATCAGTCTTACCATGAACCTTGAACTTTAAATGATAGAACCATTTGATTATAAGACTTTGAAAGTGTTAAAGGTTCGATTTTCAATATTGAACCCCTTGAACCTGATGATTAATCAACCTTAATTGAATCAGGTTTTGATGGCAGCCATATATTCTTGCAACCTGGCCAATGGTTAATTCTTTGTATTCTTCAAGATCTTCATCACTGATCAAAAGGTTCACTGCAAATTTATTGGCTTCAATCTCTAACTTATCAACTGACATATAAGTTCTTTCTTTCATAAATGGAGTATTGGCAGTTGGATGTAAAAGAGCATGACCAAGTTCGTGTGCAGCAGTGAACTTCATTCTGTATTCAGGAATGTCACAATTAATGTGGATGAACTTTTGTCTGAAAGCAGTATTATAATAACCATTGATTGTTCCAAGTGGTTCAAATAGGACTATGATCCCAAGGTTATCAGCAATTTCAAATGGATCTCTTGACTGGTGTTCTTCTATTAAGTCTAATACAACCCTTTTCATTCTATCACTTCCCCCTTCATACCTACCAGCATAGTGAAGACGGAAAAGAAAAGGCTAGAGACCACCCCCTATATTATCTGCTTTCAGATGCGCCAAACCCTGAGATGACCTCATTTGTGTTTAGAGAAACACTGATGGGTCATCTTTTATTATGGGGAAATGCATATGCACAGATTATTCGTGATGGCAGGGGAAACGTTGTAGCCTTATATCCCCTTATGCCCGATAAGATGACTGTTTGCAGGAGCGAAAAGGGCGAAATCTATTACACCTACAACAAAGAAGGATACGACCATATCCTAAGAACTGATGAAGTATTACACATTCCAGGCTTAGGATTCGATGGACTAATCGGATATTCTCCTATCGGTATGGCTATAGCAACAGAAGAGTATGGTGCTAAGTTCTTCTCGAATGGCGCAAACCCAGGAGGCGTACTTGAACATCCCGGAGTTGTTAAAGACCCATCAAGAGTAAGGGATAGCTGGAACGCAGTCTACCAGGGGAGTTCCAATGCACACAAAGTAGCTGTTCTTGAAGAAGGGATGAAGTTTCAAGCCATCGGTATTCCACCAGAGCAAGCACAGTTTCTTGAGACTCGGAAGTTTCAAACGGAAGAGATCTGCAGGATATTTAGAGTGCCCCCTCACCTGGTTGCAAGTTTAGATAAAGCAACTTTTTCTAATATAGAACACCAGTCCATTAGTTTTGTCGTTCATACAATAAGACCCTGGCTCGTTCGCATCGAACAATCCATTAACAAGGCCTTATTTACTGAAACTGAGAAAGAAAAGTACTTTGTGAGTTTTATTGTGGAAGGATTACTAAGAGGGGACTATTCCTCAAGAATGCAAGGCTATGCAATAGGCATACAAAATGGTTTTATGTCCCCTAATGATGTGCGGGCACTTGAAAATATGAATCCAATACCTGAGGAAGAGGGAGGTAATTCTTATATGGTTAATGGCAATATGCTAAAGCTTAAAGATGTCGGTGCCTATGCGAATAAACACAGTATTGGAGGTGATAAGAGTGAAGAAGTTTTGGAACTGGATTAAAAATGAACAAGGAAGAACCTTATATTTTGATGGTTATATCGCCCAAGATAGCTGGTTTGATGATGATATTACCCCTAAGAAGTTTAAAGCTGAGCTATTAGAATCAGACGGGGATATTTCTGTGTGGATTAATTCCCCAGGCGGTGATGTTTTTGCTGCAAGTCAGATATACAACATGCTAAAAGAGTACAAGGGAAATATTACAGTTAAAATTGATGGATTAGCTGCATCGGCCGCATCTGTCATTGCAATGGCCGGTGATAAAATTGAAATGTCACCAGTTGCCATGCTCATGATCCATAACCCAGCAACAGTTATGTGGGGAGAAGAATCCGATATGGTCAAAGCAAAAGACATGCTATCAGAAGTAAAAGAAAGTATTATTAATGCCTATGAAGTAAAGACGAAACTTGAGAGAAACAAAATCTCAAAGATGATGGACAAAGAAACCTGGATGAGTTCTAAAAAGGCAGTGGAACTAGGCTTTGCAGATAAGGTTCTTTACGGGGATGATGAGGAAACAGAAGATGAGGGCTTTATATTTGACAAGGTAACCGTCACTAATAACCTAATGGGAAAGTTTCCTAAAGCAAAGCAGCCAAAAGAAGAACCAGAAGTAATTATAGGAACACCGGTGGCAGATCTCGAAAAGAGATTAAACCTAATAAAATAAATGGAGGTCATACAATGAATCAAACAATGGAACTAAGAGAAAAACGAGCTCAGCTTTGGGACAAAACCAAGGCTTTTTTAGATTCAAAAAGAAATGATAAAGGCTTGTTATCAGCAGAAGATACCAACACCTATGAGAAGATGGAAGCCGATGTTGTTAACATGGGGAAAGAAATAGACCGATTAGAAAGACAAGCAGCTATGGATTTAGAATTATCAAAGGCAACGTCTGCAGCTATTAGAAACACACCCAATGCCTGTATGGGCGAGGGGAAATCAGGAAGAGCATCTGATGAGTACACCAATGCTTTCTGGAACTCAATGAGAAATAAAAATAATTATGAGATGCAAAACGCACTTAAAATAGGAACAGATAGCGAAGGTGGTTTTTTAGTCCCTGATGAGTTTGAAAGAACCCTAGTCGAAGGGCTACTTGAAGAAAACATCTTCAGACAACTGGCAAAAGTAATCACGACATCTTCAGGTGATAAGAAGATACCAGTCGTTGCCTCAAGAGGAACTGCTTCATGGGTAGATGAAGAAGGTGCTATTCCAGAATCTGATGATGCATTTTCCCAGGTTTCAATCGGTGCTTATAAACTTGGCACAATGATTAAGGTTTCAGAAGAACTCCTTAATGATAATGTGTTTAACTTGGAAGCCTATATAGCTAAAGAGTTTGCTAGAAGAATAGGGGCTAAAGAAGAAGAGGCCTTCTTTATAGGAGATGGGACTGGCAAGCCTACTGGTATCTTTAACGCTACTGGTGGAGCAGAACTTGGTATTACTGCGGCTAGTGCAACCGCTATAACAGCTGATGAGCTAATGGATTTATTCTATTCACTAAAATCTCCTTACAGAAAGAAAGCTGTCTTTACCATGAATGATGCAACAGTAAAGTTAATTAGAAAACTTAAAGATGGCAACGGGCAATATTTATGGCAACCCTCCCTAACAGCTGGCGAACCAGATACGATTTTAAATAGGCCAGTGAAAACATCTTCTTATGTTCCAACCGCAGCATCTGGCACAAAATCCATTGCCTTTGGTGATTTTGGATACTACTGGGTTGCAGATAGACAAGGGCGATCATTCCAACGACTTAATGAGCTTTACGCAGCAACAGGGCAAGTAGGCTTTAAAGCAACCCAAAGAGTGGATGGTAAGCTAATCCTCCCAGAAGCTATTAAAGTACTACAAATGAAAGCATAGGTGAAATATGAGTAGTTCAAAAAATTATATGGAGCAAGGCGGAAATAGAACAGTTATTGGTGGTGAGCTTGTCATTGAAAAAGATGGTAGGCTCATTTTTAATGGGAAAGAATTTAAACCTGTGGAATTACAGAAGGTAAGCACAGCCACAACGGTGGAAGAATTAAAGGTAGACCTTAATCGTTTAATTGTAAAGTTAAAAGCAGCCGGTTTAATGGCATCCAAATAAAGATGAGGTGATGGGCAGATGGTTGTAACACTTGAAGAAGTAAAATTATATTTACGAATAGATGGTGATGAGGAAAACACGCTCATCACCCATTTTATTTTAGCGTCACAAGAATTATGCGAAGGGATTTTGAGATACCCCTTAAGCGAGGTTGGGGAAATACCAGAAACAATCAAGCAAGCCATCTTATATGCCACAGGATGTTTTTATGAGCAAAGAGAAGCTGTTGATACAAAAGAAGTTATCGAGATCATGAGAAATTTATTATTTGCCCACCGAAAAGAAAGCTGGTGAGGCTATGATAGGAGAACTAAGGCATAGAATTAGCATTCAAAGATCAATCGTTTCAAAAGATAACATCGGATGTGAAATAGAAACCCTAGATGATATAGGAAAGGTATGGGCAAGCATAGAGCCAATATCAAATAAAGGCTATTCTAAGGTGAAACAATCCCCTACAGACATGAGCACTAAAATTACGATCCGTTATAGGAATGATATTACTCCTATGATGGTTGTGATATTCGGCGTGAGATTATTTAGAATTCAAAAGGTTATTAACCTAGAAGAAAGATGTGTTTTCTTAGAACTGTTATGTAGCGAGGAGACAGATGTTAAGGAGCAAGAGCGAGATGAATGATTTTACAAAGCAGATTACGCAGTTTCTTTCAGAGTACACAGCAGAGGTGCAAGAAGAATTATTAGAAGCTGCCGATGAAGTTGCAAAAGAAGCTGTTAAAGAATTAAAAAGAACAAGCCCAAAAGATAAAGGGAAGTACGCAAAGAGCTGGACCAAAAGAAAACTAGCTGATGGATTTGTGGTTTGTAACAAACGGTATTACTTAACCCATCTGCTTGAAAATGGCCATGCTAAAAGAGGTGGGGGAAGAGTTAGGGCCATCAAGCATATTGCACCAGTGGAAGATCAAGCTATAAATGGTTTTGAGGATAAGGTAAGGAGGGCACTAGAATGAACCTTGAAAGGCTGTATAACGCTTTAATAGAAATTGGCATTCCAGTAACCTATAGTCATTTTAAAAAGCAAGTGCCCTTACCTTATATTATTTATCTTGCTAATGGCTCTGATAATTTTGGTGCAGATAATAAAGTTTATTATGGCATAGAGCAGGTGGCAATTGAATTATATACAGAAAACAAAGATATTCGGCTAGAATATGCACTACAAAAATTGCTAGATGGTCATGAATGGTTTTATGAAAAATATGAAACGTATATTGATACAGAAAAGATGTATCAAGTGAGATATGAATTATAACGAGGAGGTTAAGCCATGAGTAATAAAATTAAGTATGGCTTGAAAAATGTACATTACGCACCTATTACTGAAAAGATTTTAGAAGGAGTCACAACGATTACCTTTGGAAAACCTATTCTTATTGCAGGGGCGGTTAACTTAGCTCTTTCCCCAATAGGAGATACCACACCTTTTTACGCAGATAATATGGAGTATTACACCGCCATTGCGAATAACGGATATGATGGGACCCTTGAGATGGCTATTATTCCAGATAGTTTTAAGGTGACGGTTCTGAAAGAAGTAGTGGATACGAATAAAGTACAGTTTGAAGAAAATGATAAACAGCCAGCCCCTTTTGCTTTGCTATTTGAATTTGAAGGGGATACAAAGGCAACACGTCATCTTATGTATAACTGTAAGGCAGCTAGGCCTAATATTGAAAGTTCTACCAAAGGGCAAGGGATTGAGCCAAAGACAGAAACGCTGAACTTAACATGCCGGTCAATGCCTGGAACCAATATTGTTAAGGCGAAAACAACAGCAGAAACAGATGTAATAACTTATGATGGTTGGTACACAGAAGTTTATCTAAAAGACGCTGATTTGGATGGTGAATAAGCATGGAAAAGATTATTAAAATTGGTGATCAAGAAGTAGCCCTAAAAACAACTGGGGCTACTTTACTTCGTTATAAGATACAGTTTGGTAAAGATCTTTTAACAGAGCTTATCAAACTTGATGGGGCATACAAAGATGGAGAACTACAACCAGATAAAATAGACTTTGAGGTGTTTTTTAATATCCTTTGGATTATGGCAAAGACAGCTGATTCAACAATTAAACCGCCAGTGGAATGGTTAGATGAGTTTGAGGAGTTTCCGATTTTAGAAGTTTTACCTAAAGTTATGGAGATGCTCGTATGTCTTATGAGAACTAGTAAAAAAAAGTAGAGAGCAATCAGGGAGATCCTGATGAAGTAATGACGACTGAAATGCTTATGACTCATGCTATCAGTAGAGGTCTTCTTTTAAGAGACTTTAATATGCTGAGCATTGGTATGATTTTAGATTATATTGCTCAGTATGATGTACTAAGAGGCAATAAGGCAGAAGGCGAAGAAGAAATAAAACAGGCAACTCAGGAGCATTTTAATAACTTTTAATTTAGTTTGTGTTTTTTCATGATACAAGATGTTTTAGTGTAGATATGCTATAATTATGCTACTGATTAGTTAACTTAGGTAATAGATAAATAGGAATTTGAAAGTAGGTGAAGTCTCAACGATGGGAAAAAAGCGAATTAATTACTTGGTGCAGTTATAATGACTGATAGTAGGTTGCACCAAGAATAAATTAAAAATACTATCAGGATAGCTGCACTACTTTTCTATAAATGAAAATAAAAATAAAGGAAAAGGGGAACAGTTATGAGTTATAGTTACTTAAAAGAATCATGGAAGAAAGAAGAGGAGAATGCGTTCAAGGGATGGGACTTTTCGCATTTAGAGAATAGATGGATTGAAGGGGAATTGCCTTGGGAGTATAGAGAGATATTAGGGAAATATTTAAATTCAGACTATAAATTACTTGATATGGGTACTGGTGGAGGCGAATTCTTATTATCATTGAACCACCCTTACAATAACACTTCTATTACAGAAATGTGGGAACCTAATGTTAAACTATGCAGAGAAAAATTAGAACCACTTGGAATTGAAGTAAAACAGATATTCAATGATTCTGAATTACCTTTTGAGGATGATACTTTTGATATAATTATAAACAGACATGAATCTTTTGATATTGGAGAAGTGGAAAGGGTATTAAAACCAAATGGAATTTTTATCACCCAACAAGTAGGTGGGAAAAATAATGAAATACTATCCAAAGCATTAATTAAGAACTTTAAGCCATCATTTCCAGAAAACACCTTGAGGAATAGATTAAAAGAAATAGAAAAAAGCCTTTTTAAAGTTTTATGTGCTGAAGAGTTTTTCCCATATTTGCGTTTTAAAGATATTGGAGCAATAGTATATTTTGCAAAGATTATTGAGTGGGAATTTCCAGACTTCTCTGTAGACAATTGTTTTAAAGAATTATGTAAATTAAATGAAGAAATAAAAGTTAAAGGATATATAGAAAGTATTGAACACAGATTTATTATTGTTTGCAGAAAGCAAAAATAGTTTGTGCTCTTAAATTTTTATCTGATATTTAAATTCCAATTTAACTAAGTCCTTATAAATACAACTCAATAAGAAAATCTTCGGTAAAAGCACTTACTTTTTAATAGTAGGTGTTTTTTCTATGCCCAAAAAAGAGAGGAGGTGTAAGAATGGCAGGAAAAATCAAAGGGATTACTATTGAAATAGGCGGGGATACCAAGCCACTGGAAAAAGCCTTAAGTGGGGTTAATAGGACCAGTAGAAATTTGCAATCGGAGCTAAGACAAGTTGAAAAGCTCCTAAAGCTAGATCCAGGCAATACAGAGCTTATTGCTCAAAAGATGAAAATACTACAGAGCCAGGTAAGCACAACAGCAGAAAAGCTTAAGATTCTAAAAGATGCACAGGCTGAGGTTAATAAGCAGTTCGCAGATGGAAAGATTAATGAAGAGCAATATAGAGCCTTTACTAGAGAAATAGAAAAGACATCTATAGAACTTAATAACCTAGAGGGTAGTGCGGATAAAGCAGGTAATGAAGTTGATGAACTGGGGGACAAATCTGACACATCAGGCTCTAAACTTTCAAAATTAGGAAGTGTTGCAGGAAAAGTGGCTAGTACTTCTATTAAGGCGGTAGGCACAGCTTTTGTAGCAGCAGGAACAGCGGCGGTGGGACTTGGAGCGGCTGCCTTAAAAGTAGGTAGTCAGTTTGAAGCTGCTATGTCACAGGTAAAAGCTATTTCAGGGGCATCAGAAGAGGACTTTGCTAAGCTTGAAAAGGCAGCCAAAGAAATGGGTGCTACAACCATGTTTTCTGCATCCCAATCAGCAGAGGCTCTGCAGTATTTAGCCCTTGCAGGATATGACGCAGATAAATCAATTACAGCACTCCCGAAAGTATTAGACCTTGCAGCAGCCGGAAATATGGAACTTGCTTATGCTAGTGATTTAGTAACGGATAGTATGGCTTCTCTCGGGCTAGATATGGGGAAGCTTAATCCATTTGTGGATGAGCTTGCTAAGACAAGCCAAAAGTCTAATACAAGTGTATCCCAATTAGGTGAAGCCATTCTTACAGTTGGTGGTACGGCCAAAGTTTTAGCAGGTGGAACAACTGAGCTTAATACTTCTCTTGGAATATTAGCAGATAACGGTATTAAAGGATCTGAAGGTGGGACAGCACTTAGGAACGTTATTCTCTCCCTTACTGCTCCAACTGATAAGGCAGCTAAGGCCATGGATAAATTGGGCGTATCAGCCATAGATATAAACGGAGATATGCTTCCACTTAATGAAGTGTTTAAACAATTTGACCAGCAACTATTGGGATTAACAGAAGCTGAAAAAACCAATGCTCTTAATGAAATATTTAATAAGACAGACCTTAAATCTGTTAATGCTTTACTTGCAAATAGTGGAGAACGCTTTGATGAGTTAAGTGGCCATATCAAAAATGCAAATGGAGCAGCGGCAGAAATGGCTCATACCATGCAAGATAATCTGAAAGGCGCCATAACAGAGCTTAAGTCTGGAATTGAAGGGCTTAATATTAATCTCTATGACTTTATGAAAGAGCCAGCAAAAGAAGTGGTTCAAAGTATAACTGAGATGATTAGCGAGATTAATGAGGCACTCATGAGTGGTGAAGATCTCACAACAGTTCTCTCCCAAGTAATCAATAAAATCTTTGAAACACTTATACAGCTTATACAAGATTACCTGCCACAAGCAGTTTCGGTCATTAGTGAGGTGGCTTATGGACTGATAACCACCTTAATAGGTGCCATTGTGGAAAATACGCCTATGCTAGCAGATGTAGCCGCCACTATATTAGTAGACTTTGTGACCTTTATATGTGAGGCATTGCCGACCTTATTAGATGCAGCCATTCAGATTGTCATAACATTAGCCAATGCTTTAACAGAAAAATTACCAGAATTAATTCCTGTTTTAGTAGAAGGAATTTTAAATCTTGTCATGGCCATACTGG